CCATAACGCTCTACTTCTTGTTCATAAATTTCAGGTAAATACTGTTGTGCAAAGTTGTTTGCACCAGCACCAGCTCCGTTAAACTGGAGGTAGTTACTGTTTAATAATTGTTGTCCTTGTGATGGGACAATCGATCCAAATTGTGGAGTTAAACTCATAATAATTGTTTTTAGTTAAATTTTTTGTTTTTAATACTTAGTCTTGAAGAATCAGGACTACTAATTGATTTAACTTTAAACCCACCTAAGAAACCATCATTACCTTTAATAGTTCTAGGACTATCTTTTAGGTTTTTAGATTTGTTAACAACGTCGCGGACAGCGTCAGCTTTACCTTGTTCATAGAAGTGGTTTATAATTGCATCTCCATTAGAAGCCATGTACAAAGCTTTGTGATAGCCTTTTGTGTCGGTCATAACACCTTCTTTGTTTAGGAACTTACCTACAAAGTTGTTGATGTTAGATTGATCACTAGCAACTTTACTAGAATCTTGTACTCCATACCTAAATTTCTTACCACTGACATCGAAATCAAAACCTTTGAATTCATCAGCGAAGTATTTATTTGTATTGGACTTAAATTCTAAGTGTTGCTGTTCAGCAGTCTCTTGGTCTTTGTTGAATCTGTTAAAAAAGTCTGTAGCTTTTTGCTGCTCTTGAGTAGTGCCCGGTCTCAACTTGATCTCGTCGTAATATTTACTCTTCGTGCTTTCTAAAAAGTCTTTAGCTTTTGCAACTTCTTCTTTAAACGCAATCTTCTTTTTGCGTATATCTCTATCCTCATCTAGATCTTCGTCATATTCATAATCTTCTAAGATTAAATCTAAGTCTTCAGACTCTAAATAAGGTTTTGTTTTTTTATAATATTCTTTTAATAAAACGCTTTCATCAATATTTGAATAATCAGCATTTAATCTAACGTAATCCTCAACCGTTCCTCCAGTGTCTTCCATAAAGCTAACAAGCTTCTCAACATTTTCTGGTAGCTTTCTGCCTAAGATTTTTTCATCTCTTACGGCTTCTTGAGCTTCTTTAGTTACATGTTTAACTTCTTCGTCTGTTACTTCTTGTAAAGGCGTGAACTTGGTAATAACATCTTCAGCGGACCCTTCGTCTCCTTGTCCCACTTCTTGCAATTCCACTTTGGGTTGTTCTGTGAGTAGCACAGGGCTCTCTGTTTCTTGCTCTTGAATGGCATTTTTTTCAGGGTTTAACGTGTCATTAGGAATTACTACTTTAGTAACTTCTTCTTTCTTTTCTAACTCAGGTTCTTTTATACTAACCTTTGTTATAGCCGGAGCTTCTTGATTTAACTGTTTAGGTTTAGTGCTTTTTCCTTTTAAAGAAAACTCACCTTCCTGTTTAGTTGCTTCTTCCATAATATAATATAATTAAATAGTTAATTTTGATAATACTAGAAATTTTCTAGTCCGAAACCTCCGAGGGTATCATTTCCGGATGACTCAAAGTTTGTTGGTAATGAATCATTTTGTCTTTGTGATATCAACTCAGATTGTTGAGTTGCTTGTATTTTAGTTCTTTCGTCTTTTCTGTCTTCTATTTCTTTCTCTTTAGATCCTTCGGTATTAGCTTTTACTTGAGCTAGCTTCATTTGATAACTAAATTCCTCAGCCATCAAACTTCTTTTTATCTCTGCTTCAGCTTGCATTCTTTGTATTTCAAACTGAGACTTAGCTTGCTCAATACTTACTTTTTCTGCAGTTATAGCTTGTTGCTTTTGAACTTCGTTCATCGCCGCTTGTTCTGCTTGTTGAGCATTTGCTTGCGCTTGTGCTTGTATATTAGCTTGCTGTTGTTTTTGTTCTCTTTCTAGTTTTTGATTCTGTCTAAGTTTTAAGAACTGGTTAGCTAGTTTTTGATTTTTAATATTTCTAATGTCTATAGCGTCAGACAAAGCTATAACACCTGTTTGTAAAGCCATTTGAACATTTTGTTCTAGCAAAGCTTTTTCATGCTCTTCTGGTTCCATTTGTATGTATATACCAAAGTCATGTATCTGTAAATTCATTAACTCTTCTAGAGTTTTAACATTAAAAGAACTAATAGAATTTCTTAAAGCGTTATGTAACAATGGATTAGCAATGACATCTGCAACTTTTAAACTTATGTTTTCGCATATTCTTAAAGTTACATAAAGCATAGAATCCAATAAATGTTTTGTAGCAACGTTAGAAGCGTTTACAGCTAGTTTTTGAATACCAACTAAAGCATCTTTATCTGGCTGACTACCATCTCTAGCTTCATTTAAACCAGTTACATCTCTAATCATTTGTAAGTAATATTGATATGTACCAATAAGACTTTGTATTTTAGCATGTCCAGAAGAAGAGCTTAATTCTTGAATAGGTACCTTACCTGCATTCATACCGCCTTCTTGAGTAAGTGATCTACCTACTATAGAGCCTGTTTGAAAATACATATTTAAAGCTTCAGCCGGGTTATAGTTAGTACCATTACCTAGATCAACTTCCGCTAAACCATCCATATCTAAAAATACACCATCTGGTACTATTCTAGACATCACTTGTTGAAGTTTAAGATGTGTTAGTTGAATCATATCAGCAAAACCTGTTATTCTACTAACTATAGATTCTATTCTACCTCTATACATTCTAGGAGCAGATATACAGTAATTCATTTCTACTTTTGTTGAGTCAGCCGTTGGTCTTGTCATATTCTCGGCCAGCTCCCACTGTAACATATGGTTATTACCTAATACTTTTGCCCCTGTATATAAAACTTCTATAGTTCTATAAACTCTTTCAAAATTGTCGTTAGGTGGCGGATTGAATTCGTCAGTTTTTTCTAAAGCTTTTTCTAAACCTTGTTCTGTCTTTTTAATTTTAAAAACTTGGTTCATGTATGTTTTATACTCAAAATACATTACTTGAACAGTGTTGTTATCGTAATTGCCCCAGTTTGGTAGATACTGAGAGTTACCAGGCATTTTTTGTATCTTTAATAATTCCTCTTCAGGTATGTTAGGAAATTGCTTCTTTAATTCAGGTATAGTTATTGACTTAATTTCTCCAGCATAATATATATCTTCAAAATTAGGATCTTCTGTATATGAATAAACTATATTAGCAGGATCAACATATTCAATTCTTATGCCCTCAGTATGGTCAAATCTAGTTTTTGCAGCAGTTATACCTATCACAGTTAAATCGCTAGCTATTCTTTTCTTTATTTCATCGTACTTATTAGCGGCTAAAACATTTGATATAACTTCTTCTTCAGCTATCTCAATACTTTGTTTATAGTTTAGCTGCATATGTAAATCCAACTCATCCTTGTTTTCCGGTAAACCAGCAATGTCACCAGTAGATGATAAGTCAACACCCATTTCCTGCTGCATATTTACTAAAGCTGCTTTTGTAGCTATATCTCTTTCTATGGCTCTAGAATAGTCGGTTTTAGCTTTTACAGAAAAAGGATCTTGTGCATACGTAGTTATATCGTAAGATTTATTAGACATGCCATTAACAACTATATCAACAAATTTAGATATTACAGGAACTGGTTTCCAATCTAAATTAAGATAAGACAAATCACCATTTATAGATAACTCGTCTTTATATTTTTGAATACTTTGTTCTCCTCTTGCGTACTGTCTAAGCTGGTGAAAATTATTGTAGCTTTGAGCGTATCTATTACCTGATCGACCTCCTTGAAACCATTCCTGCTCAATAGCCTGCGCAACTTGCATGCCGTATTCGTAGCTTGATTTTTCTTCGTCGCTAACTACTTGGCTAGGAAATGAACTGTTACTATTAGTCTGTATTCTCATTTATTGTATCATTTTTGACGACGCGCCTTTATTATCGTACTTCTTTATACCTAAGTTTATACTTTTATATTCTCTTTTAGCTAACGGTATGTATCTATTCTTGTTACACGCCATTAAAGCTAATCCAGAACTTATAGATGCATCATGCTTTGTTCTATTATTTATATTAAATTTAGCCCAGTCTTCTAGCGTTCTTTGAAAATACATATTACCATACCCGTCATCAGTTTTACCAATACTTGTATTTA